GAATCCGGCCGCGCGGCGTTGACGATCTTCGTGCTCTTGCCCTGGGTGCAGTAGGCGAGACCGGCCTTCCAGTGATCGGCATACGACACGCCGTTGACGGTGGTGGTGGAGAAATAGCGGTGGCGCATCAACTCGATGCGGATCATGCGCATGTCGAACGATTCGTTATGCCCGATGCGCATCTTCGACTGCTTCCACATTTCGATGAACACCTGCAGCACGTCGCCCATCGGCACGCCGTATTCCTCGCACATTTCGGTGCTGATGCCGGTCAGTTCGGTGATGTTGGCCGGCACGGTCCAGCCGTCAGGCTTGATGAGGACATTCAGCGCGCCGAACGTGCGGCCTGTCTCGTCGTGCAGGTCGGCCGCCAGCGAGATAATGCGCGGCTGGTCCGGATGTTCTGACGGCATGCTCCAAATAGGGATCCCCTGCGTTTCCGTATCGAAAGTAATAAGTTTCATGGGTTCTCTCTCTTAGTTTGAATTTTGAATATCGCGTACTGCCACTGCCACTTCTGCCAGAAATTTCTTTACTTCCACCTCCAGGTGCTTGATAAAACGGTCATCGCGCTCGATGCGCTGCATGTACAGGTCGTGCGGCGCCGTGAAGGCCGGGTCATACGACAGGAACATGCCCCACTGGCGCTCCAGAATCCAGGCATTGCCCTGCAGCTGAGCGTCATGCATGCCCGGCATTCCGAGCGCCAGTGTGCGCGCGTGGATCCCGCTGTTGAACGGCGACTTGATTTCCACAAACCCATCGGCGCCGACCAGACCATCGCTCGAGGCGCCGCACCAGCGGATTTTCGAGTGCACAGCGAAGCCAACCTGCTGCACAAGATTGCCGGTGCGGATCGTGTACGCGCGCCGGGCCAGATCCTCACTTTCGTGGCCCCATGCTTTAGCCATGCCACCAGCATCGCGGCTAGGTCCGGCCAGGCGCTCTCCGACCAAGTCCCACAGGTAGGCTTCGCGCTGGCCCTTGCCGGCGAGGATGTCGGCAAAGCGGCTTGCCGTTGCGTGGCCGGCCCTGTGTTCTTTCCAAAGGTCGGATCCCTGCTCAGCTTCGAGGAAGCGCGGCGGCATTACTGGCGCCCCGCTGCAGTCTTCGTGCGCTGCTCGAGGTCGGAAAGTTCACCGGCCAGCATGTTGCGTTGCGCGCCGGTCAGTTCTTTCCAGAACATCTCGAAGGCATCGCGGCCCTTGTCGGCCTCGGCGCGCGCGTTCGCCAGCAGCTGCGGGCTGGGACCGGCCTGGTTGCCGTTCTTCGCCGCTGCAACCTCGGCCGGCTTGACGCGGGAGCGGGATGCCGTGGCTCCAGTCGGGCGCGGCGCGGCGCCGGCGCCATCGTCGTCACCCTGCTCCTTGACCGCGATGCCGCACACGGCCAGCAGCGAATAGCGTTCACCGTATGTCGCGCCAGAACCGATCGCCTGCAGCGGGTTCTTGGTGCCGCTCGGGTCGGCCGGGAATTTAAACGTCGCCGAATCCTTATGCCCCATTTCGTGCGTCAGGGTGCAGGTCATGATAATCATGTGCGACTCGGGGCCGGTGCTGGGCTGCTCCGGCTTCCAGTTGTGACTGATGCCGCAGTCGGCCAGCGTCACGATGATGTTTTCGCAGATGTGGCCCAGGGTGGCGAAGTCATATTCCACCAACGAGCCCTTCGCCTCGAACTTAGCGCCGGCGTTCTTGATGATGGTCGGCGCCAGCTTCTTGAACTGCACCATGGCGCGGGCAAATGCCTGCTCGGCCTCGCGGCGCTGGTGGCGCTCGAGCAGGTCCATCAGCTTGCCGATTTCCTCGGCCGATGCGCCGCGGGCGCTGGCGGCGGCGATCAGGTCCATCGGGTTCGTCTGCGGTGCCTGAACCTGCTGCAGTTGCTGCGGTGCGACGGTGGCCGGCAGCTGGTCGACGCGCGGTTCGAGCGTCAATCCTGCTGATGGGGCGGCGGCGCGCTGGCGCTTCGTTTTTGGTACTTGTTGCATGTTGAGTTCCTTGCCGGAGTCTATGCCCGGCCTTGGGTTGATGAAACTGATGGTTACGGCTTCGCGCCGGCAACGCGCTGGAAGTAATCGGTCTGCTGCGGCACCGTTTCGAACTCGTCCAGGTTCATCAGAATCACGGTCAGCACCGCCACGAAGCCAATGGCGAGGACTATCCATGTCGGGCTGCGCTTGATGTCGCCGGTGCCGAACAGCGCCTTCGCCATTTCCTTGTTGTACCACTCGTCCTCCTGACGCTCCCACTCGGCGCCCTTCGCCTCGAACTTCTCGAACTTCTCAAACAAATACTGCATGAACCTCATCAATAGCCGCATCACGATCTCCCTCTGTTTGACTGGACTCCATCGTATCGGAAGTAAATCGGAAATGCAACAAGTTTTCGGCACGCGAATTATGCACAAAACTTCCTTGCCGTGGTAATATCCAGCTTTCTAATGAAGGAGGATGCAATGTCACTTACACCCGATAACGGACCACTCGTCTATGTCCGATCGCGCTTGGCGGCGATGAAGGCGCAGGAGCTGACGCGCATCGCGGCCGAGTCCGATCTGTCGCTTCGCGTGGTCTGCTACATCAGGGACGGGCAGCGATCCGGCCTGTACACTACTGTGATGCGGCTGCATGATCTGCTCAAGCAGAAAGAAGCTGAAGCTGTCGCCGCCAAGCCGGCCAAGCGGGTGCGGAAATGAGCGCCGACCGCGAACTGCTGGAACTGGCGGCGAAGGCTGTCGGGCTCAAATATCACGCCTACGTCGACAGCGATATTTTTGGCCGCGGCATCAACATCGGCGAGGTCGATGTGCCGCTCTGGAACCCGCTGACCGATGACGGCGCTGCGCTGCGGCTGGCTGTCGCCCTGCGGATGACCGTTGCAATCGAGCGTGACCATGTCTACGTCGTCGGGGAGGATGCCGGCACTCACGAGATTTGGACGGGCGCAGACCCTGTCGCTGATGCGCGCCGCGCCATTGTTTGCGCTGCCGCAGAAGTCGCAAAGGCTATGCCATGACCGCCGACCTGACCATCAAGGAGCGCACGCGCGCCGCCAACCGCATCATTGACGCCATCGCCACCAACGGGCCGTGCGCGCTGTATTCGCCGGTCAGCAACCGCAAGGCGCGGCTCGGGCTTGACCGCGTTGAAAGCGTCTGGTTTATCGATTCATTCACTGGACTGCGCCTGTACCCGTTTTGCGGATCAACATGGTGCGGCTTCACCGGCTCCGACAAGCTGCGCGAACTGGTCGGTGCACTGGCGAATTTCGCGCGCGATGGAGCACCGCTTGACGCCGAGCTGATCGCCTCCCTGCTCGACGGCTACAGCGAGGAAGAAAAAGACCAGGTGCGCAATCAGGTAGTGCTGACCGGCGCGGTGGTCGCATGAGGTGGCTAATCGGCTGCGAATATTCAGGGCGAGTGCGCGACGCCTTCGCTCGCCGCGGGCACACCGCAGTTTCGTGCGACCTGCGGGCCACTGAGGCGCCGCACGGCTGGCACATTCAGGCCGATCTGCTAGATGTCATCAAGTCGGGCGCGGATAGTTTCGACGGCATGATCGCGCACCCGTACTGCACGTACAACACGCTTGCAGGTATCCGCTGGATGTACCACCCGGAAGATACGCACCTTCCCGCGGCCGAGCGCCGGCGCCACCCGGACTATCCGAACCGGATGGCCGACTTTCTGGCCGGCGTCGAGTTCTTCAACGCGCTGAAAAACTGTGGAATCCCGAAGATTGCGCTGGAAAACTCGCAACCGCACGGGCTGGCGATGCAGCACATCGGCCGCTACGACCAGATCGTGCAGCCGTGGCATTTCGGTTCACCCTTCACCAAGGCCGCGGCGCTTTGGCTCAAAGGGTTACCCCCCCTGCAACAGACTCACCAGAAAAGCGATTACAAGCCCGGCGAGATTATTGCCGCCTGCCATATGATGCCGCCGGGCCCGAACCGAGAGCGCGAGCGCAGCCGTACTGATCCGGCGATCGCTGAAGCAATGGCGCTGACATGGGGCTGACCCGTAAGCCGCTGAACCCCGGCAGCAAGGGGCTGGCGCGGTCGGCCGGCCTGAAAGGCGGCGGCCCGATCGCGCGCAAACCATTCACCAACCAAGGAGCAAAAAATGCAATATCGAAAAATCGCGTCAATGCAGATGAACCGCTGCCGCAAGTGCGGGCTGTGGATGGAGTCGTACCTGACCGTTTGCCAGGTGTGCGGGGCGCCGCTCTAGCGCGCAAAAAGAAGCCGGCAATGAAGACGCGCCAGCTGGCGGTGACCGCGGCCGAGAAAGTGCTGTGGTCGCAGCTGGCGGCGCTCGGCTGCGTGGCGTGCATGAAGGACGGCCAGTTCAACACGCACGTTTCTATCCACCACATCGACGGTCGGACCAAGCCAGGATGTCATCGCCTGGTGCTGGCGCTGTGCGCGCCGCATCACCAGCAGGACGACAGCGACCCCGCCGGCCGCATCGCGGTGCATCCGTGGGTGAATCGGTTTGAGGCGCGCTACGGGCCGCAGATGGCGCTGCTGGCGGCGTGCATGGAACTGCTGGACAGAACTAAGGGAAAACAGGCATGACGATCACCATTCACCCCGGATGCAGCATCGCGGCAATGCGCGCCTGGCCGAGCGCCAGCGCCGATGTCTGCATTACCGATCCGCCCTACGGCGACACGTCGCTGGAATGGGACAGCAAGGTCGACGGCTGGATTGCCGAGGTGGCGCGGATACTCAAGCCGAACGCTTCGGTATGGGTGTTCGGCAGCATGCGCTTTCTGGCGCCGCTGTTTGCCGAGTTCGCCGCAGTCGGTTTCAAGTACAGCCAGGACATCGTGTGGGAGAAGCAGAACGGCACCGGCTTTCATGCCGACCGCTTCCGCCGGGTGCACGAGCATGCCGTGTTGTTCTACCGCGGCGCTTGGGCCGACGTCTACCACGACACGCAGTACACGCTTGATGCCACCGCCAAGACGGTGCGCCGTAAGACGCGCCCCACGCACACTGGCCACATCGACGCCGGCTACTACGTCAGCGAAGACGGCGGGCCGCGCATGATGACCAGTGTCCTCGAGTTCGCCAACGAGCATGGCCGCGCGATTCACCCGACACAGAAGCCGGTCGATCTGCTGCGCCCGCTGGTGCGCTATTCGTGCCCACCCGGCGGGATCATCATCGATCCTTTCAGCGGCTCGGGCGCGGTCGGCATCGCTGCGCTGCGCGAAGACCGCTCCTACATCGGCTGGGAGAAAGACCCGAAGCACCACGCCGATGCGCTGGCGCGGCTGTGGGACGCCGAGAATCCGGCGCAGCCTGAACTGTTCGCGCTGTAGGCTGCACGCACCCCATCATCGGCCAGTGTGACGCCGTAGAAATATATTTCCATCAATCCACATCAACGATAGTGCATTTATTCGTAGCAACTGATAACATATTGTTCAATATCAACTCCATATGGAACCTTCGATGACCAAGCAACAACCCGAGTTCACCCCGCCCGCCGCCCTGGTCGAATGGCTCGATCAGGGCCAGGGCCGCGCCGCCTATTTCCACAAGGTCGACGCCGGCCTGTTCCCCTCGATGATTTCGAAGATCAAGAGCGGGCACCTGCCGGTCAGCTTCGAGGTCGCCATCCGGCTCGAGCGCGCGCAGAAGGCCAGCGACACCCCGTTGAAAGCCGAAGACCTGATGACGTTCTTGCAGCACCGCGCGCTGTACCGCTACGTCACCGGCATCGACCCGGCACCGGCCCAGGTCGACCGGCCGCAATCGAGCGGCCCGAGAA